GCAGCTGGAGCCGTGCCGCCGATGGGTCCAGGGGAGGCCAGGGCGCCAGATGCCAGGGCGCCAACATCGGAGGCCCCCAGCACAATCACGCCGGTCTGCCCGTTGACCGATTGAACTGGAGCGGCCAACGCAGCCAGCGCCGACGCCGGGGCATCCACCGTCACGCCGGCTTGCACCATGGGAACCCGCTCATCACCGCCTAATGGCAACGTCGCGTCTGGCAGGTTGGTAATCGTGGTCGTTGCCATGGGTTCAGGCTAGGCAGTCTGAGCAATCAACAAACGGCCATCCTCGGTGATGAGATTGCGGCCATCCTCAGTGATGAGGTAGGTAAGGAGGTCAGTAAATCCTGTGGCCAGCTTCAATGGCACAACAGAAAAAGCTCCATCGGAAGAGCGCATAGGCTCGTGTTCGACGGTGAAATAAGAGCCATTGACTGTGATTGAATCGCCGTAGTTAAGGCTTCCAAATAAATCAGTTCTTATTTTGATTGAATGATTTAACCTGACAACATCACCACTAATGATAATTTCTGAATCTTTATCATAAATGCCCATACCAGAAATGGCGCCCGCTGTAACAGGGACGCCGAAGTCTGCCAGAAACAGATCAAGGTCAGCGGTGAAATTCACCCGCCCTTGGCCTCCTTCGCTTTGGTTGGCGGGCACACCAAAACCGCAACGCCCAGGGCCACCAATTCATCCGCCGCCTCATCGGCAGCGGTGAACTGATCGCCCTCGCTGTATTCGGCCCCATCGTGGTTGACGGGGCCATTGGTGACAACGAGGGTGGCCATTAGGCAACAGCGGCTTTGATGAGGTAGCCGGCGGCTTGACCAGCGATCACAGGAGCTTCGCAGCGGGTAACGGGGAAGAACTGTGATTTGGCGTTGCGGTCAAAATACGGCTCTTCAGCCATAGGGTAACCATTCAGGTTGTAGGTGTACCCAAAAGTAGGAGCACCTTGATCGGCAACGCTGGCAGTGTCGGTGTAGGCCAACACGATGTCTTTACCCCAGACATCAGACGCCGTAGTGGCATCGTCTGCAAAGGTAATGGCGTCACCAATATACCAGTTAGGAATACCAGTCAACTCAGACAAGATGGCCAAAGTTGCAATTTCCCGGCCAGTGTATTTGGTGTAATCCTTGATTACTGGGTGATATTTCAAGGATGCCCAAACAGCAGGGCCCATGACACCCACGTTAGGCCGCTTGCCAATGCCCTTACGGATCGTTTCCTTAGCGGTTTCGATCACGGTCAAAGGCTGACTTGTGCCACTGAAATCGCTGAATTGAGCGGTTCCCGACAGGGTTGTGCGGTTGGTGCTTAGATGGTTAGACAGGGTGGTCGCCAGGGTGGCCTGGGCAATCTCCAACCGCAGTTGCAGGATCCGGCTGGCGCCATTCAGAGCACGGGCAGCACCGTCAAGGCCGTAAGCCCGTTCGCTTTCCTGCTGAATTTCCATCGGCATCTTGCCTTCGATGGAGGCATCCACCAACGAATAGGTCGAACCGCTGTAGCCAAACTGCACGCGAGGAGTGGAGCTACCAGGAGTGCGCTCCACGCCCGCATATTGCATGAACTGCTCACGACCAAACGCAATGATCGTGCCGCCGCGCAGATCGACGGGGACTTGGGGGAACAGGTAGTTGCCGACAAGGTCATTCTGGGTAATGCCTTGGGCAATGGTCGTGAGGACCGGGTTAATTAACCTGGTCTGATCAACACTTAACTGGGGCATGGTGTCCTCTTAATTAGTTAGGAATGACAAGCATTTCAATTTGTGCCCCAGCGGCACTGCCGGCGGTGATCGCACGGCCAACAATTGCGCCAGTGGAGCGAGTAACAACCCGACCAGAGGAATCAAACTCCAGGAGCGCATTGACAGCGACGGCGGCGCCGGCCTCTGCAATGCAGGTGCCAAGGACGGTCACGGTTGTCCGGGCACCACTGGCAGCGCCAACGGCGGCAATGTAGCCATTACCTGCAGCAGAAACAGCGGCACCGGCAAGGGTGGCGCCCCGGAATTGAGTCAGGGCAGCTGACGCCAAGACCGTTTTTTCAAGAAGCGAAATACATCCAACGGCCATGATCAGATACCTCCGTTAATGGATTGAGCCTGAACAGCCTTGACGGCAGACAGATAATCGACGCCAGGGTTCGCCAGCTGATACGCCTTGGCAGCCCTGTCCAGAGCGGCGGCATCGGTGCTGGCATCAAGGCCCCCAACAGGGCCCAGTTTGGCGGGAGTCGGCTCCACGTCAGGAGCAGCAACGGCAACCACGGGAGCAATCGCATCAGACTGTCGAGCCTGAGCAATGGTGCTCAACTGATTGCGGGCAGCGGCCAGCACTTGAACAGCGGCCTCCGGTCCGGTGGTGACACCATCGGCTGCCAACCTGTCAATCAGGGCTTCATGGCCCGGCATTGCCATAGAACGGACGGCCGCGATTCGCTCGCGCTCGCCCCGTGCTCCCTCAAGCCGCAGCACTTGCGCAGCCTCAGGGTTTTCGGCCGCCCATTCGGTGGCCAATACGTCAAAACTCATCGGAGAGATTGCATTGGGTAAGGGAGAATTGACCGGTATGCGGATCACCGCGCGGTCGTTCGTTTCAGCGATTACCCTCTCAAGCGTAGCGATTCCATCCAACAGGCCAGCGTCCACCGCTTGTTGGCCAATGAAAACGCGACCATCGGCCATGTCGGCAACGACTTTGTCTGGCGTTACGCCACGCTGCAAGGCAACATCACCAACAAACAACGAATAGAGGTAATCGACCTGGCTTTGCATGGTCTGCTGACCAGCGTCCGAGAGGGGCCCGTATTGGCTGGCAATGCGCTTGAATCGGCCGGCAACTATCTCGGTGGTCTTTAGTCCTAGGGCCTGCTGCTGCCCAGAGACATCGGTGTGGGTGGCAACGACTCCGATCGAGCCGACCTGATCAACCGCCGAACTGGCGTAGACACGATCGGCAGCAGAACCGACCCAATACGCGGCGCTGGCCATGGTGCCTTCCGCCAGGGTGGCGATGGGTTTCACGTCTCGCGCTGCCATTACTGCGGCGGCTGCAGCAGGAGTCCCAGCAACAGCGCCGCCAGGGGAGTCAACCATCAAAACCAGCGACTTAACTGCTGGGTCATTCAGGGCCGCCGCAACATCGCGCACAAACAGTTCCGAAGAACTGCCGCCACTGAGTTGGCTCATTAGGTTCATCTTTGGCGCAATCACGCCCCTTAGTGGAATTAGCGCCGCCCCATCACGCACCTCATAACCCTGTGGGGCGTTGTCCAACTTTCGGCCGATCTTTGCCTCTATGGCTTCAATGTCAACGCCCTCGCCCCGAAGGTGGGCAGCATAGATGGCCTGAATCTCTAGCAGTCGATCCGGCAGAATTGCCCAAGGGGCGTAAAGCGTGTCAAGGATGCTCATGATTTTTAGTCTAATTCGGTGGGATCAGTTCCCTCGCCGGGATCGCCGTCATTCATCGGATCGGTTGGATCCTCGGTTGGGTCTCCCATTGGATCCCCACCAGGATCCTCGACAGGGATTGGCGCTTGACCGCCATTGGCCATAGGCGCCATTACGGGAGCCTCTAGACCAGCCTCAACGCGTTCATCGTGCACCCGAGCAGATTCCCGATGCTTGGTCTCCCAATCGCCGCCGTCATAGGCCACGATCTCTTCTGGCAGGGTTGTGAGTCCGATCCTGATTCGATTCTCAGCCGCCGCCGCTTCTTTTGTTGGATCCAAAGCGCCAGGGCCATCGCCGCTCCAGATCGAACCGCACCACGCGGCTTTAATACGAGCGTCGTCAAAAAAGCCAGGGGCGCTAATGCGACCAGAGGCGACGGCATCGCTCAACCACTCGACGTAGATGGGCTGACAGAACCGATTAGCCAGCCAGTTCCGGCTTTTTCGGTAGCCGCGCCAGGCATCCATCAGCGCCGCACGTGAGGCGCTATAGCTGCTATTGAAGGCCTTGGCCAAGACTTCGTAGGGCATGTTGAGGCCCATCGCAATCTCTTTTAGGACCGCATCCCAGAACGCATTAAAATTGGCGTTGGGCCTGCCTGGTTGTGGACTGCTTACCGTTTCACCTGGCAAAAGATTAACAATCTTGCCTGACTTGATTCCGCCATCAATTGTGATGGCGGAATTCTGGGCAGAGGAAATAATCTGTTGTTTGCCAGCATCATCAAACAGCGTGTCAAATGCCTCGGGGTCCATTGTGGCAAAAACAGCCAGGACAGCAGAGTTGACGGCCGCATCTACTTCGGCGTCGCTGTAGCGATCAAGCTGCTTGATCTTTGATAGGATCGGCGCCAGCCAAGGCACGCCACGGGTTTGACTGGGCCGATCTTTGCGGGTGAGGTGCAGGACATTGATCCGACCTGACGCCTCCCCATAAAAGGGGCGAAATTCCCATTCGATCGGCGGACCAATCAACATGGCGCCAGGATGTCGGTTACAAATCCAAACACCAATAGTCCGGCCGCTAGGGTCTTTCTCGATGCCTTGAATGCACTTGACACTGTCAGCCGTATAGCCTTTGTTACTGATTCGATCTGCTTCAATAATCTGCACGCTCAACCGATAGGGCCAGCCCTGAATATCTGTGCCAGTCAACAGTGTAAAACTGTCGCCACTGACACGAAACGATCGATAAGCTAAACTTTGCAACTCATAAAAATTCTGTTCCCGCATCGAATCACATAGATTTGATTTTGCCCATACTTCAAAGTCGTCTTCTACTTCCGCCTGCCAAGTTGAAGCCTCATCGTCCGAAAGCCCCAGAAGTCGCGCATTGATTCGGCTTTGCAACGACAAGCCGGTGCCTACGACATAGGTCAGGTCGGTTTCAATCGCGCCAGTCGCAATCGGACAATTTCGCTCAGCATCACGCGAACGTGCCCGAAGCTCCCGCAGATCACGAATCGAATCACCATCGGCGTCTCGGATGCCGGGCAGCCATGAGGCAAATCGATCCGTATAGCCACCGCCGACGTAACCGCCAGGCAGGCTAATCCCGCTTGCCTGGATTCCTTGCTGGCCGTTAGACAGCTGAGCAATGGCCGCCGCCATTTTCTCTGCCCGTTTCTGCAGTGACTTTTTGGAGGCCATCAGAACAGAGGGGAGGGAGTCACGGATCGATTACGAGTTGACCGTGAAGCCAGATCCTGAACCCGCTTATTCCATAAATTGATGCCAGCCTGAACCGCCGCCAGGTCCGCACGCTGCATTTTTCGATCGCCAATCTGATACGACTGCCCCGAAAGAATCGCGGTTTCCGCGGCTAGATACTTGTCCAGCTGCGCCTGTGCCAGGGCTAACGTAATTCCTGCCATGGCCTCAGGCTAACAAGTTTGACTAGCGGACCCAACCAGAGAGCGACACTTTGCCGCCGCTGATGCCATGGGTCTGCGTAGCCGCCTGCGCCTCCAGCTGATCCCACATGGTCGCCCGGTTGTAGCGACGGGCAACAAGCTGCAGGGCGGCATAGGCCATTCGGGTGCAGTCGCCAGCTTCGTCGCGTGAGCCGGCGGGCAACACCCAGCTGTAGCTGGTCTGACCTTTGTCCCGCTTTGGCATTCGCTTCCATGGGAACAACTCAGCCAAGAACTGATCAGTGCTGGCCATTCCGAAGTGCAAGTAGCCGGGCCCCGGTTGCTCGTTGCGTAATCGGCCCTGCAGGTGGTTGATGCTGGCGTCATAGCCCACGTTGAACAACAGCACACCCTTTTTTGCAATGGCCTGGTTTTTGCGGTTCACATCCACCGGCACGCCTCGGCCAATCAACGGTTTGCCCGCCTGGTGTGCGCCCTTCATCGGCACCCATATTGAGGTGCGGCCGCGACACCAGTTGCGCACCTCGTGGGTCGCGTAACCACCGTCGTCAATTCCGCCCATCGTCAGGCGCAGCTCAGTCCCGTCGCCTTTGCGCCATTTGGTCTGGGCGATCTGATCCAGCTGGGCCAGGGTCTCCGGCTGCTGCGGGTCGCCATCAATCTCCCAGTGGCCCAGGTGCCAGCCCTCCTCACCGCGGCCCCAGCCCCAAACCGTGAGCACCAATCGCTCACCAACGGTTCCACCGCCGCCTTGAACGTCAACCCCAGCAGTCAGCAACACCACGCCATCAGGCACGGTGTCCTCTGGGTAGCCATTGCCTGCGGCTTCGTTCTTGCGGCGTTCTGCCAGCCCGTCGCCAGTGAGCTTGCCGCTGATGGAGTCCTCCCACGGCTCGCCCAAAACGGTGTTGTGAAACGTCTGCATGGCGTCGGGGTCGCCCCTGCGCATGGCCTCCAGTGCCTCAGCGTGCTCGCGCACCAAAACGGTCCAATCCGCCGCCGGGCTGTAGCTGTACGCGGCCCAGATATGGAACGACACCAGGCCCGGTTGTTGGCTGATCGCCGTTGAGCGCCACTTGCCGCGCTCGACCATCCACCGTTTTTTGCTGTGGGGGATCGGCTCATTGCAGTTCTCGCAGCCGTAATGGCCGGCGTGCTCACCCTCTCGAATCATCTGCTCCCAGCGCAGGACCTGCATTGCCTGGCAGAACGGGCATGGCACATAGAACCGGCGCTGGTCACCGCGCAGAAACCACTCCTCAGTCTTGCCGCCAGCAAAAATCGGGGTTCCACCTAGGCCGATCTTGCGGTCCCAGTAGTAGTCCGCCCGGTTGCGGCCCAGCTTGATCGGGTCGCCCTCGTCGAGCCTGGGGTAGGCGTCCACTTCGTCAAACAAAATCACCTTCCTCGACTTGCGCCGGAAGCTCCGGCCGCTGGCAGCGTTCACGATGTCGATCAATCCACCGTTGGCCAGTTGCTTGAGAAGGATCGTGTTGCTGGCGGTGCCGCGAGATTTGCTCTCTGAAATCAAGCCGCGCAGAACCGGCGTGTCTTCAAACAGCGGCTTGATTTCTTCTTTGGAGTAGCCCTCGGCATCCTCTTTGACCGGCTGAACCACCATCACAGGGCACGGATCCTGATGGCTAAACAACTGAATCACGACGCCCAGCATCTTTGTCCAGCCCACTCGGGCGCTCTTCATGATCGCCACTGTCTCTACGGTCGGATCGGTGAAGGCGTCGAGGATCTCGCGCTGGTACGGCAGCGTGTTCCACTTCCCTTTTTCGGCGGCATTGCCGGTCATCACTGCAAATTCGTCGGCGTATTGGCTCAGCTGTAGTCGCGGCGGTGGCTTGAAGCCAGCCAAAATCTGACGGGTCAGCTCTGTAGGGTCGGCGGTGATCATGCCTGCACCTCCCCGGCCGCCAGCTCATCAAGGGCCTCGCGGATCAATCCGGTCAGGAGCTCCACCTCCTCAATCTCCAAGTGGGGGATGCGTTGTTTGGCGGTGCTGGGCACGCCCAGCAGCCGAGTGCGGGTGATGTTCACCGCGCCGCCCCATGCCAGCTCCACGTCCTCGCGGCGCAACAGGAGGCCCTCCTGAGTTTTGCGCTGCAGCTCCAGGAGGTTGGCTTTCTCGTATTCGCTGCGGGCACGGCTGACTGTGTAATCAGGTAGATCCTCTGGCGCGTCGCTGGGTAGCTGAGCAGGCTGGCGCCGGGGCGGTGCCGGGGCGGTGCCTGCTGATGCGGGCCGTTCGCGCTTTGCTGCTGGCTGCCGTGCCTCGGCCTGATGCGGCGCCACCCTCGCCAGGTACTCACCCACGACAAGGTCAGCATCCACGCGCAGCGGCTTGGGTTGGAGGATGCAAAGGCTCCCCAGCAGAGCCCCCCTCTCACAAAGTTTCTCCAGGTTCTGCCGAGTGCAACGGCGTCCGGTCTGGGCCTCGATCAGCTCCGCGGCCTTGGTGCTATTGATTGGGTTCGCCATTGCAACCAGCCTAGCGAGCGGTTGCAACTGGTTGCAAGTTGGGAGGCTGAGGGGATCCAGTCATTCCCAGCTCAAAAAGCAACCTTGTTGAGAACTGTTGTCAACAGCTAGGGAGAGGTTCGAATTTACC